GTGCCCGATCAGCAGGGGGCGCCTGCGGGCGCTGGAAACTGAGTCGGATCTGCGACCGCTCAAAAGGAAAATTACCGTCCATGAATTGCAGCTGTTTGCCGCCATCAGTATGGATGTGCAGTACATTCTTACGGGGGTGCGCTCAATAACGCTCAGTCCGGAGGAGCGGGCACTGCTGGATAACTACCGGGCCGCCAGTGAGGCTAACAGGGATCATTTAAAGGCGGTTGGCGCTGCGCTTGCGCAATCGCCGATAAAGCGTCAGTCCGGGGCCGGGGAGTAAGCCTCTCGTAGCGAGCCGCGACTTGAGCACTCATCGTTAATGGCGGTTGTTAATTGATCATATTTGGTAGTATCGGTTATAGTTGTAACCAAGGTTACCAGAGAGAGGAGCTCTCTAATGTCAATTGCAGCAATCGCGCCGGCAGATGTCGCTTCACATGAGCGCCGGGACGTCACAAAGAAGCAAGCGCCGTTCCATCGTGCGCGAATGGAGCAGGCACTCGCCTCCGGACCCGCCACCCGTATCCCGCACGGGTTGTCGCGGGAAGAGATGCGCCAGTTCATCCTGAACGCGAACAAGTAAATCTGGCCCACAGGGAATGTGTGAGTGCAGTACACCGTAGAATTCCTGCCTAAGTTCGCCCAAGAATTCGAGAACTTCCCCGTCGAGCACCAGAACAAGGTGCTCGATTTCGTTGAGCGGTTCGTAGCGCATGGGCTCAGCGATTTCACCCTTTATGAGGGTAAGATTTCGCCCAGTTGGGTGAAGGGCGACATCCAAAACCCGAACTACTACTACGCCAAAGGGCACCATCTTTGGCATTACCATATCGGAGTACCGGAGTATGTTCGCCGGCATGGGAAGTACCTGACGTCTGATGTGGTGCTTCATTTCCAGTGGCCGGGCCGCGGCAACCATATCTGCCTGGTTGATATGTACGACCACTACACTAGCGATGGGCGGTTTTATCTGCCATCACCTCCGTATCTGGAACGCTAGCCTAGACTTTAACCTCCATCTCCCCCCGAGTGGTGTACCCGCTATCGCTCAGTGAGTGCACCACCCGCTCCAGCACCCAATCCGTCCCGTCGATATCCGCTTTGAACCCGACCGCCTTGACCGGCGTTTCCGGGTAGAGGTCCGCGCGGCCTTCGGCCAGTGTCAGCGTCAGCTTGGCGTCGGCGCGCATCATCCGTTTGTATTCCGCCTTGGCCGCTGCTTCCGCCTCCAGCGCGTTCGGGTATGTGTGGCGCAGCACCTTCGGATTGTCGTCGCTGCCGATCGTGACGGTCTGCTGGGTGCCGGTGTCGGTGTTTTGCCAGTGGGCTTGCACGCCGGTGTAGTCGCTGTCGCGGTCGGCCTGCTGGTAGTTGTGCTGGTCGCCGTCGCGGCGGTGGATCGTCACCTGTGGCAGTTCTTTTCCGCTGGGCGTTTTGCCAGTACCGGCGGGGCTGAAGAGCAGGCGGTTGGCTTTGACGTTGCCCAGCGCGCCGTACTGGTCCGCCAGGCGGCGGACGAGGCTGATATCGCTCTCGCCGGTCTGATCCAGATGGTCGATCGGCGTGGCGGCCAGCTCCGCGTCGATCATCGGCTCCAGTTCGTTGCGCTTCGCAATCGTGGTGAGGATGTCGCCCAGGGTAACGGCGTGGTAGGACTGCTCCCGCTTGCGCTTAAGGCTGCCCTTGAAGTCGACGCTGCGGGCGCGCAGGACGAGGGTGTCGGGCGGCCCCTGGTGGGTGGCCTCGTCGAGCGTGAACGCGCCTTTGTAGACCAGCGCGCCGGTCCAGCCGAGCCAGCACTCGATCGTTGCGTTGCGCGGCGGGATCGCCAGCCTGCCGTCGGTGTCGTCGAGGGTGATATCGAGCTGATCGGCTTTGTCGCCGCGCTCGTCTGTCAGGGTCAGGTTGATCAGGCGGCCGTTGATCTTCGGTGTGATGTTCTGGCCATTGACGATGATGCGGTAGCCCGGTGTCATACGATGACGTCCTGTGCGCTGGTGATCATGCCGACCTGGTCGATGCGGTCATCATCCACGCGGTTGAGCGTGACGGTGAACTCAATCCGGCGGGCTTTTCCGTCGATGCGGAAAATAGTGCCGGTCTCGCTGAGCCCCTCGATCACCCATAAGCCGAACACGGTACCGGTGGCATCCACCAGCACGTAGGGGGTGCCCTGTTCGGCCATCAACCGCAGCTGGTCCAGGGAGGTGCGATCGCCGCACAGCTCGGGGCTGATCCAGCCGCTTAGCGTGATGGTATCGTCACCCGGCCCCAGAAACTGGCGCGCCGGACGCTGGCCCACGCGGTTGTTGGCGGCCCAGCGGTAGTTGTTCTGCCGCTGCAGCTGCTGGTAGGCGAGGGTGTTGATCCCCCAGACGAACTGCCCCAGAGACATCAGCATAATCAGTCCTCGTCACTCAGGTTGGAACGGCGCGCCGCGGCCTGGCCGGCCTGAATCCGCTCGACTTCGCGGGCGACCAGCTGCGCCAGTGTCTGTTCGTTCATGCCAGGTGCCGCGTGCACGTGGATCTCGATTTTCTGTGAACCACCACCGCTGCCAGCCGCCGCTCCTGCGCTGAGCGGGGCGCGGGAGTCGATGGCGATCTGCCCGGCAGCGGCGCCCATGGCGGCGGTACCCAGGGCGATACCGGCCCCGGCTTGCTTGAGCCGCTTGCTCACATCGTTAACCGGCCCGAGCACCTTCTTGTTGTTGGCCAGGCCCTGGTGCAGGCCGGCCATCACGTCGGAGCCGTGGCTGGCGAACACTTTACTGGGTGAGTTGATCCCCAGCTTTTCCTTGAACCAGTTGCTCGCCGCGCTGGCCGCGCCGGTGACAGTATCCTTGAGCTGCTTCAGCTTGCCGGTGATGCCGCCGATGATGCCGTCGATCAGATGGCCGCCGAACTCGGTGAATTTGGCGGGCAGCTCGATACCCAGCAGCGACAGCCCCTTGCGAATCGCCGAGTAGATCAGCCCCACCGGCGACCAGTTGATCAGGAGCCCGGCCACGCCGCCGATGCCGTTGCTGAAGGCGGCTTTCACCTCCTGCCACATGCCGGAGAAGAATTCTTTGATAGGTGCCCAGTTTTTGTAGATCAGGTAGGCGAGGCCAGCAATGACGCTGATCGCTATACCGATGGGGTTGGTAACGAGGAATACCGCCAGCGTCCTGAGCCCGGCAAGTACGACGGTCAGCCCCTTGGTGGCGAGGGTTAGCAAAGTTGATCCGAGCGCTTTCAAACCGATCGCCAGCGATTTTGCACCTGCCAGTGCGGCGGCAAATGCCTTGGTGCTGAGTGACCAAAGTGTTTTGATCAGGGTTTTAAGGTGACCGTATAGACTTATGGCGCCTTTCTGGGTCGCGCCTGCCGCCAACTTGAACTTCTCGAGCACCCAAGGCATCTTCACCAGCCCGCCTTCCCCGAACATCAGGCCCTTCATGGCTTTGGTCAGCTTCCAGGTGGAGCCGATCAGCGGCGAGAATTTGATAAAGGCGAGGATATAGACCAAGTTTTCCCAGCCGCCAACCATCCCGGCGATGGTTGAGGTTACGGTGTGGATGGCGTTGATTACTTCCCACGTGCCAGAAGCAAACGCGGTGAGCTTGTCACCCCACTCTTTGGCGAGCGCTTGGAGAGAGCCGTCGGCAGCCATTGTGTTCACTGTTTCCAGCAAGCCGCCGAGCTTGTCTTTCATCCAGTCGAACAGGCCTGCATCCATCACAAGAATGGCGAAGCGTGTCCACTGATCGCTCAGGTTCGACATCATGCCATTCCAGGTACGGCTGCGCTCATCCATCGCACCGCCGTACTTCTCATTCCAGATAGTGCGGAGGGTGTCTTCAATCTGCTTGCGGTTGTTGGCCATGACCGAGGTGGTCATCTGCTCGCCGGCTTTGTTGGTGTACTCGTAGATGATCTTGCCGCCGTCTTTGCTGGCCCGGATCCCGAACTCTTTCAGGCGTTCGTTTTCGCCAGTGATAGCGTCCGCCATTGCTTCGACGGCCTGCATAACCGGTTTATCCATAGCAGCAGCAGTATCGCCAAGATCTTTCAGCAGGCCTTTGGTTGGGTCCAGCCCATAGGCTCGAAGCTGCTTGTAAGCATCCGTTACGTCAGCGAGTTCATACGGGGTGCTTGCCGCGAAATCGCTTACCCAGTTCATGGCTTCATGAGCCTTGGCACTGCTGCCTTCGACAGTCTTCAGTACGGCGCGGAGATCTTCGAACTGAGCTGCTTTATCGAGGAACTGGGTTTTGAACAGGTACCCGCCTGCAGCGCCCGCGACTGCGCCTTGGGTGAACAGGGAACCGGCTTTATCGCGAACAGTGCCGCCCGCTGCAGCTACATTTGCCCGCAGCTTTTGGCGTTTACCAAGCTCTGAAAGCCTCTTTTTCTGTTGCTCCAGCTTCTCATTGGCGGCCTCTGTTTTTTTCGTCAGCTCTTCTTCATAGGAAGAGAGGTTACGAATGTTCCATCCAGCGGCTTTAAATTCTTTGTTCAGCGCTGACAGCTTAGATCGATTATCTCTGTGCTTTTGTTCCAGTCGTTCTGCAGTTTTAGATGCTCGTTGAAACCGGGCGATGAGCGCCTTGCTGGGTTTATCAGTGCCTTCAATTTGTTTCTTGAGAGACTTGGTCGCCTCGCGGGCGGCCGTCATCTTGTCGGCGTTTTGTTCTGTCGCCGCCTGGATGCGTCTGAAGCTGCTGATATTGCCCTGCGCGTGCTTCAGTTCGTTGAGGTGCCGGTAGTTGTCTTTGAGGGCTTTTGCCGTTTTGCCTGCCCCCCCCTGGATCTTCTTCAGAGGGGCGCTGGCTTTGTCGATTGTGCTGAGAATCAGCTCGGCGGTCAGGCGTTTGTTGCTCACTACTTGTCTCCTTCCCAGCGTATACGCGCCTTTTCTCGCCAGCTCATCAGCTCAGCGAGCGACATGTCGGCCATGTCGCTCGGGGTCCAGTGGAACACGATGGCGATGTCTGCCATCGCGTCGTCTACTGAGTCTGGAATTGCTCCTTCGCGGCTTTCTTCACGAAAAAACCGGCGATGGTGCCCCCGCATTCCACCAGATCGGCCACGTCCATTTTGGCGACGTCCTGCTCGGTGATGGTGGGGGA